GTCGCCGACATAGCCCTGCCCGTCGAGCAGGGCCAGGGTCTCGTCGATGGAGGCGGGCAGGGGACGTTGCGACATCGGATCTCCGGCTGGTTTGCTGGCGGCACGACCGCCTGGCTCGGTGGCGCGCGCGCAGGTCCGCGCGCGGCGCTACGCTCACCATAGAACCTCCCGGCCGGGTTTGTCAGGCCCTCCACCCGTCGCAACGTGGATTGGCTCCCTGAGCCTTCGCAGCCGGGCACGGGGCATGCGGACCGCTGCGGGCGCACCGGCCCCCGCTGCGGCTGTCGCGATGTGGATTGGGTCCCGGGTCAAGCCCGGGATGACGCCTGGGGGGGGAGCTGGCGCCGGAGGATCAGGGGCCAAGCCCGGGATGACGCCCGGAGGGGGAGTTGGCGCAGGAGGGGGCCGGGTCGGGGCAGCTCCGGGGGGCTGCCGGGGGAGGCGTGGCGGTGCGTGGCAGAGTGCCCCCACGCCCGGTCCGATGTCTGCGGATGTGCGCTTGGTGGCCCTCGCTCCGCAGTGCTGGCTGATGCATCTGCCGGTCGCCTCCCGCTCCGCCGTCACCCCGGGCTTGACCCGGGGCCTATTGGTGCCCGCAGCTTTCGCAGACTGGGCTCCGGGCATGCGGGCCGCTTCTGGCGCACCGGCCCCCGCTCCGGCTGTCGCGATGTGGATTGGGTCCCGGGTCAAGCCCGGGATGACGCCTGGGGGGAGCCGGCGCAGGAGGATCAGGGGTCAAGCCCGGGATGACGCCCGGAGGGGGCTGGCGCCGGAGGATGCCGGGCGGGGCAACTCCGGGGGGCTGCCGGGGGAGGTGTGGCGGTGCGTGGCAGTGTGGCCCCACGCCCGGTCCGGTGCCTGCGGATGTGCGCTTGGTGGCCCTCGCTCCGCAGTGCTGGCTGATGCATCTGCCGGTCGCCTCCCACTCCGCCGTCACCCCGGGCTTGACCCGGGGCCTATTGGTTTCCGCAGCTTTCGCAGACTGGGCTCCGGGCATGCGGGCCGCTTCTGGCGCACCGGCCCCCGCTCCGGCTGTTGCGATGTGGATTGGGTCCCGGGTCAAGCCCGGGATGACGCCTGGGGGGGGAGCCGACGCAGGAGGATCAGGGGCCAAGCCCGGTGTTAGTGGACACTTGAAACTGGAGTAGGCGGGATTATCCGGGAATTACCGGGATTGAGCGAAACTCGCAGGCATTTCAATCGGATATGCCGTCGCTGCCGACATGAACAGAGCGCGACGGCCTGACACTTGAAACTGCAGTGGGCTTCGTATCCGGTCAGTGGAAGTTGAACCGACAGCCGTCCCGCTCAGAAGTTCCGAAGCCCCTTCGAACGTCCTTTGAAAGCGCGGTGGTGCCCCTTCTAACGCCAATCAGCGGGAAGATCTTCATCGTAGATCACGCGGAACAGGTTGACCGCTTGGCGGCGCATCGTGGCGCGCTCGATAGCATCGGAGCCTTCCAGACAGAAGCGAAGATTATCGACATCGGATGGCCCGACAAGCGGTGACCCGGAAGCAAGTATTACGATACGCCACGCGCATCCGAGTGTTTTATTGATAACTACAGCATTGTCACAGCCATGGCTGAGGCAAAACGCGAGATTGCGTTGCGCCGAATAGACGCCCTCATATGCATATTTCTTATCAACTAAAACATGAGCCTGAGCTTGATAGCAATTTGAATCATTATTTTCACAGGCGCCAAATGTAAAAAGGAAATCGTCCTTAGCTGGAATAACCCTGTTCTGCTCAATGAATGATTTTGCTGCATCAAGGGATTTTGTTGCAGCCTTTCGATCTTTCTCATAGGCATCATTTGCGAATGATGAGAAGGGTAGAAGGAAAAATACAAAGAATAATATTGATTTATTCCACATGGCATCCTCAAATTGATCTTCCGAACCACATCACGCGTCCGGCAATAGATAGGTCTCCTGTCTCATTGGCCGGCACTTCTTCCGGTGGGAAGACCGGATTGTCAGAAATTAGAGTGAGCGATCCATCGCGCCTTACATGAACCCGTTTGACGAAGACCAAGCCAGCCAAAACAACTACATACAACGCATTGTCGCGCACATGGTCTATTGATGTGTCAATAAGAAGTATGTCGCCGTCACGAATGGTCGGCTCCATCGAGTCGCCCTTTACTGTCAAAGCTCGCGCCGCAGTTGGGTTGATCCCCATTCGCCGGAGCCATTCAGCGCGGAAAGCCAACAAGCCAGCGCTTTCCTCGTGGTGAGCCAGAACACCATTGCCGGCTGAAGCTTCCACTGCCAGTCGTGGGATCATTGAAAACTGCTCTTCAATGGTTGCCCTCGTGCGAGCAGGCTCGTCCGTCGCGGTTTTCGGCCCCTCTCCTGTGGCCAACCAATTGACCTCAACATTTGCACCGCGAGCGATGGCGAGCAATGTCTCCAAAGTCGGCATGCCCCCTTTTAGAAGGGCTCGAAGCGCACTGGGGCTAATGCCGACCGCATGAGCGAAACTGCGCTCACTTGATGATCCAATCAGTATTCTCAGCCGCCCGGCGAACTCTGTTTGCTCCATAGTCATATCTCTGACGCCTGGTCAGGCTTCCCTTTTTTGCGAGAAAATTCCGGCTAAGCAATTGATTTTATACGATATAAAACGGCGCCGCGCCCGCCTGGGCGCAAAATGAACTCTGACGTGTTCACTGCCGTTGCAAATGCGTTTTTTTTGGTTCATCATGGTTCCACATTCGTTGTTTGCTTCGACCGAAAAAACCGGCTGCGCCAACAGCCGGCCCTCCGGAGGATGGCATGTCCGCTACCCCGCCCGCCCATGCCTGGGACAGTCACGCGATACGCGCCGCGGTTCACCGGGCAGGAACAAACCTGACCAAGCTAGCGCGCGACGCCGGCGTCTACGAGAGCGCCTGCCGTGAGGCTTTGGTGCGTCCGTGCCTCACGGGAGAGCGGCTTATCGCCGAGTTCCTGCGCGTGCCTCTGCAAGAGTTATGGCCCGACAGGTACGCAGCTCCATCCAAGGCAGAGAGTAGCCCGACTCTCCCTCGCAGCACCAGTCAGAAGCCTGACAGGATTGCAGACACGCGGCGCGTCGCATGACCAAGCGGCTGTCTGCAAAACGTGCAAGCGCTGACACCTCCCTCATTCAAGCCGCAGCCGGCCGCCTCACGCTCTTGGTCTTCGGAGTGGCGGCGTTGGCTTGCCTCCTCGCTCTCACCACCCTCGTTCCAGCATGGAGACTGATTTGACCACGATACTGAAAAAGGTCTCGGCATCAGGCCGGATCTACTACCGTAAGGGCAAGGTGCACGAGATCGAACTCGCGGGCGGCGGTCACGCACTCGTCGCCGAGACCGGTCTTCTGGCTGGCGATGCCCGCCGGTTTTCCAGTCATGCGGACGCCCAACGCGAAGCGGACCGGATCAACTCCCGCGGCATCAGCAACGCGCGATGGGAAGTCGAAGAGGTGCGGCCGTGATCGCGCCCTCCGAGTTCATACAGCTTAGCCAGATCGACGCCGGCGCTCGGCTTCGCAAGGCGCTGCCGTCTCGCATCGAGGCGCTTGCGGAAGATATCGACCAGCACGGACTGCTGACGCCTATCGAGGTTGTCGGGCCCCTCGACAACGGTGGCTATCGCCTGGTGTACGGGGCACACCGTCTTGCAGCGGTCAAGCTGCTCGGCTGGGAGACCATACCGGCAATCACGCATGCGCCCGATGCGTTCGCCGACACCGCGCAGGAGCGTCTGCGGGAGATCCGCGAGAACCTGATGAGGTTCGAGCTGAACCCGCTTGAACGCGCGGTCGCAATCGCGGCATGGCGCGACATCTACGAGGCCGCGAACGGCAAGGTCTCTCGCGGAGGAGATCGACGCAAAAAGCAGCTTGTGCAGGATCTCGACGAGCAAAGTGCAAAGTTTGCACTTTGCTTCTCGGATGCTGCCCAGGCGGCGTTCGGTCTGAGCTCCCGCGCAATCTATCTGGCGCTCAAGATCGCGACAATTCCGCATGACATCCGGGAACGCATTGCCGACAGCGCCTTGGCCGGCAACCAGTCGGAGCTGTTGCGGCTTGCCGATCAGTCTCCCGATCGGCAGGCGCAGATCGTCGGGATGATCCTTGCCGAGCCGCCGCTCGCCAATGCCGTCGACGAGGCGCTTGCGGTCATCGACAAGGTGCCGCGGCGAAAGGTGGCGGACCCCCTGGCGAAGATCTCGGACAAGTTCTGCCGTTTGAAGCGGGCGGAGCAGTATCGGTTTTTCGAGCTCCACCGGAAGTCCATCGAGCAGTGGCTGTCCGAAGTCCAGGCGGATGAGGCTGCCTGATGGCAAAGGCGCGGGGAGATAGCCTGACCGGCGATCTGCTGAGCTGGCAGCCCGAAAGGGTGGCTGTCGGCTTTGACGTGGGCGATCTGCGAGGCAATCGCATGGCCTCCCGGATCAGTCAGGCCGTCTCCCTTGCGCTCAAGAACTGCGACAGGTCCCGTGCGGAGATCGCGCGAATGATGAGCGCCGATCTTGGCTACACGGTCTCCGAAGCAACTCTGGATGCCTACGCATCGGAGGCGAAGGAAACCCACAAGATAACACTGGAGCGCTTCATCGCGCTCATCGAGGCCACCGGCTGCCATGACCTGCTGGGCTTCGTTGCCGACATCTTCGGTTACGCATGCGTCCCGCAGAAGTTCGCAGCCCTGATCGAATTGCACCAGATCGAAGAACACGAGCGAGAGATCGCCGCGCGCAAGCAGGCTCTCCAGTCGAAATGGAGAAGCGGGCGATGAAAGAATGGCTCACAGCCGCAGAGATCGCGGCGGAACGACTTCCAGGCCTCCCCACGACAGAGAGTGCTTTGGTTCGGAAGGCCAAGCGGCAGGGCTGGACCGAGAGCCATCTGTGCCGGCAGCGCAAGGGCCGCGGCGGAGGTGCCGAGTTCCATATCCAGTTGCTCCCGATCGATGCGCGCGCCGCCTATCTGTCGCGTGCTGTCGCATCTCCAGGGCAGGTGCCGGAGGCAAGACGAACGGTAGCGGCGCAAGCCCTCTGGGATCGTTACGACCGCCTGTCCGCCAAACAGAAGGCTGAGGCGCAGCGGCGGCTGGATGCCGTCAACCGTGTCGATCAGCTGACAAACGGAGCCACCCGACAGTCCGCGGTCGCGATTGTCGCGATGTCGCTCGACGTCTCGACGTCGACCGTCTGGAATTGGGTGAGAGCCACTCAAGGCGCCGCCAAGGCCGACCGGCTGGCAGCATTGGCGCCGCAGCATCGCGGACGCACTGCGACGGCGAAGGTGTCGCCGGAGGCCTGGGACTTTCTGAAAGCCGACTGGTTGCGTCCCGAGGCGCCGAATTTCGAGGCCTGCTTCCGACGCCTGGAGCGCGCGGCGGCGGAACACGGCTGGACGCTGCCCTCGGCGAAGACGCTCAAACGACGGCTCGACAAGGAACTGCCGCGTTCCCTCCAGGTGCTTGCCCGCAAGGGTACCAAGGCTGCGCAGGCGCTCTATCCGCATCAGACCCGCGACCGTTCGGTGTTCCATGCGCTGCAGGCGGTGAACGCGGACGGTCACAAGTTCGACGTGTTCGTGCGCTGGCCGGATGGCAGCGTGTCGCGACCGCTGATGGTAGCAATTCAGGATCTCTACTCCGGCATGATCCTCGCCCACCGGATCGGCGAAACGGAAAACTGGCCGCTGATCCGCCATGCCTTCGCCGACCTTGTCGAAAGCTGGGGAATTCCGGAAGCCGCCACGCTCGACAACGGTCGGGGGTTCGCCTCGAAGTGGCTTACGGGGAAGCAAAAGACGCGCTTCCGGTTCAAGATCCGGGACGACGAGCCGGAGGGCGTGTTGACCGCCCTCGGCATCAAGGTGAGCTGGGCGACGCCCTACCACGGGCAGGCAAAGCCGATCGAGCGCGCCTTCCGCGATCTCTGCGAGGATATCGGCAAGCACCCGAAGTTCGCTGGGGCCTATACCGGCAACAAGCCGGACGCAAAGCCGGAGAACTATGGCTCCAAGGCCGTTCCGATCGATGCATTCCGGCTGATCGTCGCCGAGGAAATCCGCCTGCACAACGAGCGTGCAGGTCGCCGCGCCGCCGTTTGCGAGGGGCGAAGCTTCGCCGAAACCTTCCGCACCTCCTATGAGGCCTCGCTGATCCAGCAAGCAAGCGACGCGCAGCGCCGCATGCTGCTGATGGCGGCGGAAGGCGTCACAGCGTCCAGGCGCAACGGCGAGATCCTGCTCGCGGAAAATCGTTACTGGGCCGAGCCGCTGGTCGATCTCGCCGGACGCAAGGTCGTGGTGCGCTTCGATCCGGACGATCTGATTGCCGGCATCTCTGTCTACGACCTCGACGGGCGGTTTGTGACGGATGCGCCCTGCATCGAGGCGACCGGCTTCAACGACATGGCGGCAGCCCAGGAACACGGACGCACGCGGCGCGCCTGGCTCAAGGCGCAACGCGAACTCCTGCGGCTCGAAAAACGTCTGTCGATCGACGACCTGGCGGATCTGCTTCCAGCCCCGGCAGCCGTGGAGAAACCGGCGCCGAAGATCACGCGCCTGGTCACCGGAAACACCGTTCGAAGGGTCGAGGAAGACACGGACAGCGCTCAGGCGTTCTCGCGCGCGATGGAACGATTGGCGAGTGCCGACATCGTTCCGCTCAAGTCCCGAGCCGGCGGGTGATCCGGAAAAAAGAGACCCGGCACAAAGGCCGGGCCGCAAGTCAGTACAAAGAAGGGATGAACATAGAATGAGCAAGGATACCGCACAAGCCTGGAACCTGCCGAAGTCAGCTCCGGATGCGGATGCCGACACCGTTGAGGCCTGGCGCCAGACGACGGACCGGCTGCGCGAGTTGGCGACCCGCGACAAGCTTTCGCGGTCCGAGGTCGCCCGTCGCTCGGAAGTGCCGCTCGGCACCCTGTCCGCCTGGTATGACGGGAGCTATGCCGGCTCCTATCCCAATACCACCGCGAGGGTGGCGCGCTGGCTGGACGGCGTCGAGGAACAGCGGGCCGCGGCGGTCGGCGCGCCTTTGGCCCCGGACTGGGTCGAAACACGCACCGCCAAGGAGCTTTGGGACACGCTGGTCTACGCGCAGATGATGCCCGAGATCGCCGTGGTCACCCTTGGCGCCGGCATGGGCAAGACCTCGACGGCGCGGCGCTACGTTGGCGCCCGACCGAACGCCTTCCTGGTCACCATGCGACCGACGACGGCGGGCAAGCACTCGATGTTGCAGGAGCTTGCTCTCGCGCTGGACGTGATCGAGCGCAATCCGGCACGCCTCGACCGCGCGATCGGGCATCGTCTGCAGCGCAACGGTCGCCACACGCTGCTCATCGTCGATGAGGCGCAGAACCTGAAAGACGACGCGGCCGACCAACTGAGGTATTTCCACGACGAGTATGGCACCGGGATCGCGCTTCTCGGGAATGATGAGGTCGCCTCTCGCTTCGGACGCAAGGACCCGAGGAAGGGACAGGCGCAGTTTCATCGCCGTGTGGGCAAGCGGATCGAACGTCTGATGCCCTGGCCGGAAGATGTCGAGGCACTGATCGACGCCTGGGGCGTGGAGGACAGCGAGGCTCGCAAGATCCTGCGGGCGATCGGCAGCAAGCCCGGCGCTCTCGGGCAGGTCGACAAGACGATGCGGCTTGCCTCGATCTTTGCCATGGGCGCAAGCCAACCGGTGTCCGCCGATCACATCCGCGCCGCGTGGCGCGATCGGGCCGGGGAGGCAGTGTGATGCTCTCCAGCGATCTCCGCGACATCCAGAAAAGCTTGGAGGGCTGCGTCGACAAAGACGGCTGTCTTGTCCTCCATCCCGCGCTCGCCCGGATCATGCTCCGGACCCTGCGGGATCTCTACACCCGTGCCGCCTGCCTTGAGGCAAGCCGCGTCTCTGGCCCGGCGCGCCTGACCGAGGCGGATCTCGCCAGCGGCAAGGTCAAGCGCCTGCCGATCGTGCCGCGTCCGGTGCATGCGGACAATGACGAGCGGGGGCCGGCGGCATGAACACGCTCGAGGACCTCATCGATGATGTGCTGGCCGTGATCTTCGACGATCGCGGGCCGGATACATCGGCCTCGATCGCGGCGGCTGAGGTTGCCGCGCGGCTGATGAGCCGGGGCACGACCCGTACCGACCTGGTGCAGTCGATTGCCCGGCTGATCCTCGCCGTCAACGCCGACCTGCGTGAGCGCGAGGCGGCCCGACGCGAGGCCGAAGCAAGGGCTCAGCTGGCACCTGTTACCCGCAAACCCGAGCCCAAGGGGATGCCGCGGCGCCCCGTGCGGGTCGGCCGCCAGTGGCGCGTCAACCTTGCCGTTGATGCGCTCGTGCCCGGCACCGAGCGCTCCCTTACCGCAACACTCATGGGCGACCCGACACCGGGTCGCTCCGCCCTCGATCAACGCCAAGGAGGCATCCAGTGACCGACCAGATCCAGACCCGCGACGACGGCATCATCGACCTCGCCGGCAAGAGCTACATGGCCGATGCAAAAGGGTCGCTCGTCCCGCTCGAAATGATCAAGCCGATGGACAAGCTGCAGGACGAACTGGTGCGCAAGGTCTTGGGCTATGCCCGGGATCTGTCCGCTCAGATCGGCCGGTTTCGCGGGCACACCTTCGAGGACATCGGCTCGCTCGAGGCGCTGCTCGCGCAAGAGTATGGAACCGTGCTCGGAGGGCGAAAGGGCAACAAGACGCTTTTCAGCTTCGACGGCAGGATGAAGGTCGAGGTCAAGGTGGCCGACTTCATCGACTTCGGTCCCGAGCTGCAGACCGCTAAGACCCTTATCGACGAATGCTTGAACGAATGGGCGGCCGAGAGCCGGGCCGAACTGCGGGCGATCGTGACGCGCGCCTTCAATACGGACAAGGCCGGCTGCATCAACAAGTCCGAGATCTTCATGCTGCTGCGCCTGGACATCCGGGATGAGCGGTGGCTGCGGGCAATGGAGGCGATCCGCGAAGCGATGCGTGTCGTCGGGTCCAAGACCTATCTCCGCTTCTACGAGCGTCCCTCAGCCGACGCGCCGTGGGAGCCGGTGACCATCGACCTCGCGAGGGCCTCGTGATGACAATGAAGCCCGACAAGATCGATGCGTTCCGCATGTGGCTGCCTATCGTGGAGCACTCTTGCCCCGAGACGCTCGGTGCGGTCCATGGAGCGCGGTTCGATTACAGAGCCGGCGCCTACGCAATGCGGCTCGCCGGCATCACCGGCACCGCCACGATGGGGCGGGAGGCTGCAAAAGAAAGCTGGCTCCGCGCCGCCCGCAGGCAGATCGCGCGGGCCGAAGACGAGTGCGCAGGTCACGTAGCCGCACCCGGCAATCCGAAGGTGTGTCAGCGGTGCGGAATACACATTGACGACCTGCGGCCGGATGGCGACGCGGGAGGGCAGCGATGAGCAGCCGCGCCAACTTCGCCCGACCGGAAGACCTGCTGGAACGGTCGCTCATCGAGCTGCGGGAAGTGCTCCGCTCCGACGTGTTGACCGCCTGCGATCTGACCGGGTCCGCGTCAAACCGGGTGCCGGTGCCCCACACCTGCGACCTGACATGGGTGGAGACGCTGACGCGGCTGCTCGGCCTTGTGCGCGAGATCGAGGCGACGATCGACACGCCGGCCGGGCTCCGTTGGACGCCCGAGTTGGCCGGCCCGAGCTGGCTTACCGACCTCGTGGCCGGCAAGTGGGGCCTGACTTAGCGGGCCGCGTAGCTCGAACGGAGGGAGGGCTTTGTCATGTCCGTCCACGATCCCGGTATCCGCCGGAAGGCGCTGCTCGGCGAGGTCGAGCGCCACCGCTACAGGCTGCACCGATTGCCAAGGCTGACCGCCGAGCTTCAGGCGGTCACCACCCAACTTCTGAGACAGGAAATTTTGGAGGCTGCCAGCGCAGCCATGTCGGCAACCGAGGACCAGGACGATCGTCCGGATCCGTTGAGATGGTGGGACAGATGACGAGCAGCGCAGCCCTCAAGGCCATTCACGCCAAGCGGCGGCAGATGGGACTGGACGAGGACAGCTATCGCGCCTTGCTCTCGGCTGTCACCGGCAAGAGTTCGTCTGCGGAAATGAACGAACTGGAGCGGCGCGCGGTTCTCTCTGAGATGGACCGGCGCGGCGCGCCGAAGGCGCCCGCACGCCGCACCCGCGCCAGCGGTCCTTATGCGGGCAAGCTCCAGGCGCTTTGGATCGCGGCCTGGAACCTCGGCTGCGTTCGAGACAGTTCCGACGCCGCGATGCTCGCCTTTGTGAGGCGTCAAACCGGCCTCGAACACAGCCGGTTCCTGCGCGACCCCGCCGACGCCTCCCGCGCGATCGAAGCGCTCAAGGACTGGATGCGTCGGGAGAGCGGCGTTGCCACGCTCTTTCGTTATGACCGATCGAACGGCCCGCTCATCAACGATGATCGCTGCCAGATCCTTCTCGCCCAATGGGCACGTCTGCTCCGGCTGGACGCCGCGCCGGCTGCCTCGCTCGAGGCGTGGGTGTCCAGGCTGCACGCCGGCGCCGGGCTTGCCGATCTGACCCGCGACGGATGGATCGACACGATGAACATCCTGGGCTCGCGTCTGCGCAAGGCGCTCGCGGCCCGGAAAGCGACCTGACGGAGGAAATGGCATGCGCGACAAGGCACTGACCGTCACAGACCATGCCGTCCTGCGCTATCTCGAGCGCGCGCACGGCCTCGATGTCGACGCGGTGCGCGGACACATCGCGGGTCTAGCAATGACGGCGGCCGAACTCGGTGCGCTCGCGGTCAAGATCGAGGGCGTGCGCATGATCCTGCGCGGGCGCACGGTCGTCACGGTGATACGCAGGCAGTGGGTGCCGCAGCCGCCTGACCAAGGAGGTCGGGTCGATGGTGCATGAGGAACTCCCTGGCCTGCTCGCCGAGATCGCTGAAGTGGCGGGTCTTGACGCAGCTCTTATGCTCGCCGAGCGAGTGGGCGGAACCAGGGTGAGCATTCCGGCTCGAGCGACGCCCGACCATTGGCTGGTCGAACTGGTCGGACGCAAGGCCGCCGACGCAATCTGCGATCAGTTCCGCACCCTGTCGGCCGAGGGGCGCGAGGCCGGAGCGCGGCACGTGGTGATCCCACGCGGGCCGGCCGGGTGTCTGACAAAGGCCCGACGCCGGCTGGCCGAGGAATTGATCGCCGGCACCAGCGCCCGGGAGGCAGCGCGCCGTGCAGGCCTATCCGAACGGGCGGCGTTCCGGATGCGGGCACGGATGCGCGATGAGGAGAACAGTCCGCAAGGACGCCTGCTGTAAGTTGTCCAATCCATCGGCATACTGCTTGGAATTGGCGGCACGATTCGCATTGGCAAGGTGGCACATGGACCGAGCAGAGCGCAGGCGTTTTAAAAAGGCTGTTGGGCGGCTACTTCCTTCGATGATTGCTTCGGGGTTTCCCACCCAAGTGAGGCCAGGAGATGTTGCCGCAATTGCTTTGAGGCTCACCGAGGAGCTGAAGAAAAAGAAGTCAGTTGGCCGCGCGACGGCATGTGCCAGGCTTGGGCATGCCGTTTTTGACCGAACTGCGGCAAATTGGCCTGAGCCTACATATGCCCGTGCAGCTTGCCGAAGCGGTTGCTCATTCTGCTGTCACATATTCACGACGGTGACCGCGCCGGAGGTACTCCTAATTTCTCGAGAAATAAAGGAGACCAGATCGTCTGATGAGATCGCCGTTATCGTCGAGCGCTGTGAGCCGCTTGTAGGCAAGAACCTTGAACAGAGATTTGGGTCGAAACTCCCGTGCCCTCTACTCGAAGACGATAGATGTAGTGTTTATGCTGTTCGGCCGATTGTTTGTCGAAAGTATGCTTCAGGGTCGGCTGCGGATTGCGAAGCGGCATTTAATGGTGATGGCCGTGACATCCCATTTCTGACTAAATCGATGCAAATCGGAAACTATGCCTCCCTGGCTTTGCACGCAGCCCTACAGGCGAGTGACCTTCCAAACGAAGGGTATGAATTGTCAGAGGCGCTGATGATCGCTCTAACCGTCGAGGATGCTGAGGAACGTTGGTCGGCTGGAGATAATATCTTCAAAGGCTGCCAAGTCGACGAGAGTAGAAGTAGAGCGCACAGCGACGAAGTGGACCGGTTGGCCTCCATGATCCGCTAGCGCATGGATTGTTTCCTGTAGAGCGCAAAACATTCGCGCGTTTGACAAGGCTTCGAAAACAAACGAACGTCACGTGTGACCGACTACCGAACCGGGGCTGACAACCGTCAGCCCCGGTTTTTTTGTCCTGCTCGCGATGCTGGCGAAACGCTGGGCCGCGCCCGTCCAGCGCACCACGCCAGAGCGGGACAATCACATGCAGGTCATCACCAGATTGAGCCCGCAGGGGGCACGCGAGGTCCTGTTGCATGAGGGCTTCGTCAGCCGCACCTATCGCGACCCGGTCGGCGTGCTGACCATCGGCACCGGCTACACCAATCGCTCTCAGGTCTTCAAAGCCTACTGGATCAAGACGCGCGGCAGGCCGCTGAAGCCGGGCGACACGATCACGCGGGACGAGGCTCTCCGCATCCTGCCGAAGGTCGTGGACGAGGAGTATGGCGCGGCCGTTGTCCGTCAGATCCGGCCGGCACGGCAGCACCACTACGACGGCGCGGCGTCCGTCTGCTTCAACCTCGGTCCTGGTGCCGCGAAGTGGAAGTGGGCCAAGGCGCTCGCCGCTGGCGACGCGGCAAAGGCCGCGGCGCTGCTGCGCAAGACTGGAACGACGGCTGGCGGCCGTCGCCTGCCGGGACTGATCCGCCGCCGGCAGGCCGAGGCGCTGCTGATCCAGCGCGGCGTCTATTCGGTCCCCGGCTCCGGTGCGATCCGCGTCGAGCCGCGCGATACGGTCGCCAAGGCCTCGTCCGCATCGGAGGAGCTGCGCTACTATCAGGGCATTCTCGCCCGCCTCGGTCACTACGCCGGTGCGCTTGATGGGCTCGCCGGACCGAAGACAACGGCGGCCGTGCGCAGCTTCCAGAAGGACCACCCGCATCTCAATGTCGACGGCGTTCTAGGGCCTGCAACGGCGGCCGCCCTTGAGCGCGCGGCGGCCGCGGGCGAAGCGGGCACGACGACGAGCGTCGGGGCGCTCGTCTCCGGCGCGGGTGCTGCGGCCGCCCAGGGCGGCGCCCCGGAGTGGGTGCTTTGGGTTGCCGGCGCCGGGCTCGGATTTGCCGTCCTCGGCGGGGCCATCGTTGCGTGGCGCTACCGTGACGAGATCCGCCACCGCGTGGCCGGCTGGTTCAACCGGAGGGCCGCGCCATGAGGGGATGGCGGACGCTGATCGTCAACGCGCTCGTCGCGCTTCTGCCCATTCTGGCAGAAGTCTTGCGCTGGCTCGATGGGTTCGACTGGTCGCTCTACCTGGAGCCGCGCGACGCGCTCTGGGCCATGCTGATCGTCGGCGGTCTCAACATCTTCCTGCGCCGGATCACGCGCACGCCCATCGGTGGAGGTGACGCATGAGCTGGCTCCTGTCCGTCCTGCTGCGCTTCGCTTCGTCCGGTCTGGTCGACCGGACGCTCTCCTATCTCGAGCGTCGTCACTCCGAGGAGACCGGCCGGGAGAAGCTGCGCACCCAGGTCGAGATCGAGACGATCCGCGCGGCCATCAGCGAAACCCGGATCCTCGCCGACCTGCAGCGATCGAAGATGGATCACTGGGTTTACTGGTTCTTCGTCGCGCTGTTTCTGGCCCCGCTCGGCCTTTGGTGGGCGGCTGTCATCGCTGACAGCATCGGCGGCTTCACCTGGAACGTCGCGGCGCTTCCGATCCCTCTCGATGAATGGGCGGCCGACATGGTGCGATGGATCTTCTTCACCGGCGGTGCCGCCGCAACCATTCGCGCATTGAGGTGATCGATGAAGCTGCATCCGTTCGCCCAGGCCGCCCTCATCCTCGTTGCTGGCGTTCTCGCGGCCTTCGCTCTGACGCTGGCTGACGACTGCTGCATCAGCAGCAACACAACCACCATTCTCAAGGGAGATCGCCGTTGACCCTGAGCGACCTTAGCCCCGTCATCAGTGGGATCGGCGGGCTGCTCGGAATTATCTCGATCGCCTACACCTGGATTACCGCACGCAGCCGGGTCAACGGCGAGGAAATCAAGGTGCTGCGGGAGCGCAGCGTCGAGCATGACCGGCGGATCGACCGGATCGAGAAGGACATCGAGCACCTTCCCGACCGCAACCACGCGCAAACGATGCAGTTGGAGCTCGCCCAGATGAGCGGCGAGATCCGCATCCTCGCCGAGCGGCTGAAGCCCGTCACGGCCATTTCAGAGCGTCTGCAGGAGTTCCTGCTCGAGGAAGCCAAGGCAAGGCGGAGTGCATCATGAGCAGCATGGATGAGATCATTCGCGCAGAGGCCCGCCTCATCATCCTCAAGGCTCTGGCCGATCAGACCGACGAGCGGCTGAATTCCGAGCTGCTGCGTCTATCGCTTGAAGCCTTCGGCATCAGCCGCGAACGCGCTTGGGTCCATAACGAGCTGCGCTGGCTGCGGGAGATGGGCGCTATCGTACTCGCCGAGGCCGGTTCGGTCCTGATCGCCACCTTGACCGAGCGGGGCACGCGGCACCTAGATCGCAAGATTGCAATCGAAGGTGTGAAACGTCCGAGCCGGCCCGAGGCCTGATCATGACAAAGGGACGCGGCCGGCTTTCGGCAATCGACCTTCTGCCCGAGGAATGCGATGCCGCCGTCGCTTGGGCGGCTCAGGAACTGACCCGCCGCGAGCGGACGCAGCTCGACATCTATGGGGAGTTTCGCGAGAAGCTGGTCGCAGTCCAGGGCGAGACCGGCGCCGGCTTCGACATCCCGTCCTTCTCGTCCTTCAATCGCTACAGCGTGAAGCTTGCCGCCATGGCGCGGCGGATCGAGGAAACGCGCAACATCGCCGCCGCCTTGAGCGACCGGCTCGACGCCGGCGCCTCCGACGATCTTACGATCATCGCGGCCGAGGCGATCAAGACGCTGATCTTCGAGATCCTGCAATCGGCCGGCGACGGCGGCCTGTCGACCAAGGGCGCGCAGGAACTCGCCAACGCTCTTCGGGCAGCAGCCGCCGCGCAATCGGTGTCCACGGCGCGGCGCCAGAAGGTCGAGGCGGAGTTCGCCGAAAAGGTCGATGAAGTCGTGGAGAAGGTTGGCTCCGAAGCCGGACTGTCCGGCGAGGCCGTCGCCAAGCTCCGCCGCGAGTTCCTGGGCGTGCGGACATGATCCCGCCCGAGCAGTCCCAGGACCTCTTCGCCGGCCCGCCGCTGATTTCACGCGATCCGGACGCGCTGCCTGGCGAACTGCCGCGTGGCGCCGAGATCCCCGACGATCTCGATCCGCTCGCGGACGGCGTCCTGATGCGTCACCAAATCGAGTGGCTTGAGGACAAGTCGGACCTCAAGCTTGCCGAGAAGGGCAGACGAACCGGGATCACCTTCGCCGAGGCCCTGGACGATACCCTGATTGCCGCTGCCTCCCGCTCGGCCGGCGGCGACAACGTGTTCTACATCGGCGACACCAAGGACAAGGGGCGCGAGTTCATCGGCTATGTCGCCAAATTCGCGAAAACGATCGGCGAAGAGCTGGCGGCGATCGAAGAGTTCCTGTTCGAAGACCAGAAGGCGGATGGCTCAACAAGGATGATCTCCGCCTTCCGCATCCGCTTCGCCAGCGGCTATCGGGTCGAGGCGCTCTCGTCCCGCCCTGAGAACATTCGCGGACTTCAGGGCGTCGTGGTCATTGACGAGGCGGCGTTCCACCAGGACGTGCGGGGCGTGCTCGATGCGGTCAACGCGCTCTTGATCTGGGGCGGCAAGATCCGCGTGATCTCGACCCACAACGGCGTCCTCAACCCCTTCAATGAGCTCATCCGCGAAGCCCGCGCGAAGAAGAACGGCTTCAACGTCCATCACATCCCCTTCGGCACGGCGGTGAAGAACGGGCTGTTCCGGCGGGTCTGCCTGATGAAGGGCGAAGCCTGGACGGAAGACGGCGAGCGCGCCTGGGAACAAAAGATCCGCGGTGCCTATGGTCCGCGCCTTGCAGCCATGCGCCAGGAGCTCGATGCGATCCCGGCCGAGGCCGAAGGCTCGGCGCTCACCCGCGTGCAGATCGAGGCCTGCATGGAAGCGGGCATCCCGATTGTCCGATGGGCCTGCGACGACGATTTCAAGAATGCTCCGGAACACATCCGCAAGGCCGACACGCTCGACTTCTGCGAACGCGAGCTCAAGCCCCACCTTGCAACGCTCGATCCGCTGTTGCCGCATGTCTTCGGCGAGGACTTCGCCCGCAAGGGCGATCTGACCGTGATCAACGTCATGGCGATCACGCGTTCGCTCATCCGCCGTTCGGGCCTGATTGTCGAGCTGCGGAACGTTCCGTTCGACCAGCAACGCGACATCCTGTTCTACATCGTCGATCGCCTGCCGCGCATGTCGGGCGGCGCGCTCGATGCCACCGGCAACGGCGCCTATCTCGCCGAGGTCGCCTCACAGAAGTACGGCCCCTCGATCATTGAGGTCAGCCTCTCACGCGCCTGGTATCTCGCGGAAATGCCGGCCTACCTCGAGGCGTTCGCGGACAAGACCGTCGTGCTTCCGGCGGACGAGGACATTCTGCGCGACCATCAAGCGCTGCAATATTGCGATGGCGTGGTGAAGGTCCCGGACGATCACGCGACAACCGGCGCGGATGGCCTGAAGCGCCATGGCGACAGCGCCGTTGCCTCGGCGCTGGCGTATTTCGTGAGCCGCCAGGATCTCCCGGAATACGACTACGCGGCCGCCCGGCACTCGCCCCTTGCGCAGATGGGCCACAACGGCGGGCCGCTTGATGACGATGACGACGATTTCGCCCGTGCAGGCGGGATCAACCCCGGACATTCAGGAGGCTTGTGGTGAGCACCTATCAGCTTGTCGATCCGCAAGGGCGGCCGGTTTCCTCGGCCTCGCTTCTTCGGGAGGAAGCCGCACCGACCCTGACCGGAGTGCGTTCGATCTGGGGCGAGCCGGTCGCCTCGGGCCTCACGCCGGCGAGACTGGCGCGCATCCTGCGCGATGCTGTTGAGGGCGAGCCGGGCGACTATCTGGCGCTCGCCGAGGAAATGGAGGAACGCGACCTCCACTACGCGTCGGTCCTGGGCACCCGCAAGCGTGCCGTGCTGGCGATCGAGCCCGTCGTCAACCAGCCGAAGAGCGGAACGATTGACGACAAGATCCTCGATGCCGTGCGTGACCTGGTCGAGGCTCCGATCTTCGAGGACATGTTGATTGACGTGCTCGATGGGCTCGGCAAGGGCTTTTCCGTGGTCGAGATCCTGTGGGACTACAAGGCGACCTGGCAGCCCCGTGAGTATGTCTGGCGCGATCCGCGCCATTTCCAGTTCGATCGCAGGACCGGCCGCGAGCTGCGCCTGCGCGAGGATGGCTCTCCCGAGGGCCGCGAGCTCTCCCGCTATTCCTTCATTCGGCATATTCCCAAACTGAAATCCGGCCTGCCGATCCGGGGTGGCCTGGCCCGGCTCGCAGCCTGGGCGTTCCTTCTCAAGAGCTACACGCTCAAGGACTGGGCCGCGTTCCTTGAGGTCTTCGGCATGCCCTTGCGCGTCGGCCGCTACAACCGGAGCGCCACGCCGGACGAGAAGCGCGTCTTGCTGCGGGCGGTGCGGGATCTCGCCTCCGATGCCGCCGCGATCATTCCGGCGGGTATGGAGATCGAGTTCATCGAGGCCAAGGGCGGCAGCGGCAACGCCGTCTTCGGCGCGATGGCTGAATATCTCGACGCGCAGATCTCCAAGGCGGTCCTTGGCCAGACCATGACGACCGACAACGGATCGTCGCTTGCCCAGGCGCAAGTGCATGAGAACGTGCGCTACGACATCCTGCGTGCCGATGGTCGCCAGGCGTCGACCACACTCAACCGAGATTTGATCCGTCCATTCGTCGCCTTCAATTTCGGCCCTCAGGATAGATATCCCACTGTCGACCTGCCCGTCGCCGAAGCCGAGGACATCAAGACGCTGTCCGAAGCGCTCAAAACACTTGTCCCGCTCGGCCTCAAGGTTGCCGGTTCCGAGGTGCGTGAAAAGATCGGACTGAGCGAACCTGAGGACGATGCCGATGTCCTGAGCGCGCCAGCTGCCGCGAAGCCACCCGTAACCGAACCTGGTCAAGCCGAGGCTGAACCGGACGATCCGACAACCGAGCCGGCAACGGCCCGAGCCTGCCCGAGCTGCGGCGGCTATCATGCGACGGCGCGCTCCGGCGAGGAGCCGGACGAGCTCGACGAACTCCTGGACGGCGCACTCGACGAATGGGGCGCGGATCTCGCGCCGGTCATGGATCAGCTCCAGACGGAGTTCGCCGCCGCAACCTCCTATGAGGATCTCAAGGCGCGGCTCGACCGGCTGGCCGGTACGCTCGACGTCGGGCCGCTGGCGCGCCGGATCGCCGACCTCGCACTGATCGCACGCGGGCTGGGCGATGCCGGCTGACCTGCCCGAGCAGTTCCTGACCGCCTCGCCGGAGGTCACCCGCTATTTCCGCGAGAAGGGATCACGGCCGACCTTCGACTGGCGCGACATTGCCCCGGCTGAGCATGCCTATGCCTTCACTGTGGCGAAGTCGGCCGGCTTCGACGTCCTGGATGATCTACGTGCCGCCGTTGATGACGCCATCGTCAACCGGGTGCCATTCGAAGCCTTCCGGGAACGACTGACGCCGATCCTTCAGGCGAAGGGCTGGTGGGGCAAACGCTTCGCGAAGAACCCGGCCGACGGCGAGACCAAGCTCGTGCAGCTCGGAAGTCCGCGCCGTCTGCGAACCATCTACTGGGCGAACATCCGCACGGCGCATGCGGCCGGTGAATGGGAGCGCACCCAGCGCACGAAGCGCTTTCTGCCGTATCTTGTCTACACGCTTTCACTGGCCGAGCGCCGCCGGCCGGAGCACCGCGCCTGGGTTGGCGTCATCCTTCCCGTCGACCACCCGTTTTGGGACACCCACTATCCGCCGAACGGTTGGGGCTGCAAATGCGGCGTGCGCCAGATCTCCCGGCGCGAAGCCGAACGGCTTGGCTATGATCCGCAGGCCGGCGGCCCGCAGATCGTCCTGCGGCCCTGGCGGAACAAGCGCACCGGGCAGACGGTGAACGTGCCGCTTGGCATCGATCCGGGCTGGGACACCAATCCCGGCAAGACGCGGGGCCGCAATGTCGCCGAACTGCTGTCCGGCCGCTTGGGCGATCTCTCGACGGCGGCCAGGCGCGCGGCTATCGCCGACTTCACCTCGTCGCCGACATTCAAGGTCTTCGTCCAGGACGCCATTGATACGGGATTGGAGCACGCCGCTCTCGCGCCGACCTTGAGAGCGCAGGGGCTGAAAGGCTTCGACCTGCGAGACAAGCTTGAGGCCGCCCGGCGCTATGCCATGACGCGGTTTCCGGTTGCCATAGCGCCAGGTCGCTTGGGCGACGACTATCTGCCGATCATGATCGATGCGCGGACGATCGGACACGCGGCCGACCACAGGCGTGTGGTTGATGTGTCCGCGTGGCCCGATTTTGGTGACATCCTCAAACGCGCCAGGCTCCGGCGCGACCTCGCAGGCTCCGTGCGCGCATTTGATCCGCAATCCGGCTTGTTCATGGTGCTCGATCCGCAAGGGAGCCACTGGCGCCTGCGCACGCTTTACCGCCCGCGCGGCAAGGCGCGGTACTTCGACAAGCAGCCTGGAACGGATGTGGAGTGAAGGGCACACGGGCAGAAGGTCGCAAACCCTTCGCTATCTAAAGCCGAGCGCGCCCGAAGGCTTGATTTGCCCGTGTGCAGATGAATGGATAGCACAGGGCGGTCAGGTGGGCAATTGAACCGACGCATGTCCGCGCTGTAGCGGCCAACGATGCGTTCTCGGTTTCCAATCCCCGCCGCACACCTCAAACGGGCGTCCTACCCCCTTTAAACCCCCTTTAACGGCGAAGCTGTCGCCGGGGCGCGGGTGCGGATTGCGGTGTGCGGATGTTGATGCTGGGAAGTGACGCTTCGACTGGATCCAATCACCGTTCCTGAAGATCTTCCGCCTGACACTGTCAGGGGCGCGAGAGGCAGGAGCGTCACGCACTTTGTGACGCATGAACACGCGCTCCGCAACCGCCCTCTTTTCCCAGACCGCACTTGCCGCCGATGCTGGCAGGAGCGCGCCCGATTGGGTCCAACTGTTTCCGGCCGGGCCGCAGCTCGTCGCCCGTGACGGTCGGCGCTGGCGGCTTTCCGATCCGCAAACCGTGGTAGCCGCTTTCGAGGCGAACGGCGCACCAATCCCCATCGACTACGAGCACGGCCAGGCGCATCGCGCCCCCAAGGGCGAGACCGCACCGGCCGCCGGCTGGATCACCGCGATGGAGATCCGCGACGGCGCCATCTGGGCGCGTGCCGAATGGACCGACAAGGCGGCGGCGATGATTGCGGCGCGGGAGTACCGGTTCCTGTCGCCGGAGTTCTACCACACGAAGGCCGGCGAGGTTTTCCTCGTCGTCGGCGCCGGCCTCGTCAACCGGCCGGCCTTGCGCATGACGGCGCTCTCGCGCGCCGACGATCCGACTGACCTTCACACAACGGAGACTGACATGGACCTCACAGCCCTTTGCCGTGCGCTCGGCCTCGATGCCGGCGCCTCGGTCGACAACATCCTCGCGGCCGTGGAGCGACTTCAGGGCGAACACCGCTCCGCTCTTGCCGCCGCCGAGGCCCCGGCCATGGAGCGGTTTGTGCCGCGCGCCGACTACGACCAGGCGATTGCCCGCGTCGACACGGCCGAAGCCGAACTGGCCGCCATGCAGACCGAACGCCAGACGGGCGAGATCAACGCGGCGGTCGAGGACGCGGTGAAGGCGGGCAAGATCGCCCCTGCCTCCCGCGATCACTACCGGGCGCTTTGCGCCGCCGAAGGCGGTCTCGAAAAGTTCCGTGCGCTTGTCGGGACGATGCCGGTGATCGGCACCCCGTCGGATCTTGACGACCGCGATCCCGCGCGTCCTTCCGGTCTCAGCGATCAGCAGCGGTCGATCGCCTCGATGATGGGGCTCTCGGAAGAAGACTACGCCAAGTCGCTCTGATCCCCCGGCCTGACCATCTCGGAGACATCCCATGCCCCTTGCCAAAGAACGCCAGACCCCGATGCGGCTCCCCGACCGCGAAAGCCATCCGCTCGCGGCAGCGACGAAGATCCAGGCCGGCGCGCTCGTCGTGCTCGATGCCGGCCTTGCCAAGCCCGGTTTCGAGGCAACCGGCCTCGTCTCCCTGGGCCGCGCGGAACGCACCGTCGACAACACGGCCGGCGCGGCCGGCGAGAAGCGCGTCGAGATCCTGCGCAAGCGCACGTTCCTCTTTTCCAACCTGGAGGCCGACCCGGTCGCGCTCGCCGACGTCGGCAAGCCTTGCTTCGTGGTCGATGACGAGACCGTTGCCAGGACCGACGGCACCGGCACCAGGTCACCCGCCGGCCGGGTGGCGGACGTCGATCCGGCCGGCGTCTGGGTCGAATTCTAACCCGGCCTCGCCCGCCGCCACCCAACAAGGATCTTTCCCCATGATCATCAACCAGACATCGCTCGACGATCTCTTTCGCGGGTTTTCCCGCGCCTACCAGAACGGCTTTGCCGAGGTAAAGCCGCACTGGCAGCAGGTCGCGACCATGATCACGTCGACGACCCGCGAGAACTCCTATGCGTGGCTCGGCAAGTTCCCCAAGCTTCGCGAGTGGATCGGATCGCGCGTCTACGAGACGATGAAGACGCATCGCTACACGGTCGTGAACCGCAAGTTCGAGGGTACCGTCGAAGTCGATGCCGACGACATCTCCGACGACCAGGTCGGCATTTACGCGCCGCTCTTCACCGAGATGGGTCGTTCGGCTGCGGCGCATCCCGACGAGCTCGTGTTCGAGATGCTTGGCCAAGCGTTCGAGACGGAATGCTACGACGGTCAGCCCTTCTTCGACGCCGATCACCCGGTGATGGACCCGGAGACGCGCAAGGAGGTGTCCGTCTCCAACATGCAGCCGGGCGGTGGCGTTCCCTGGTATCTGATGGACACGTCCCGTGCCCTGAAGCCGCTGATTTTCCAGAAGCGCCGCGACTATCGGTTCGTGCGCAAGGACGATCCCAAGACCTCCGACCGTGTCTTCGACCAGGACAAGTTCATCTACGGTGTCGACGGACGCGGGGCGGCCGGCTTCGGTTTCTGGCAGATGGCCCACGCATCCAAGGCCGAGTTGAACCGCGACAATCTGCGCGCCGCGCGCCGCGCCATGATGGACCTGAAGAACGAGGCGGGCCGGCCGCTGGGCGTCAAGCCGAACGTGCTCGTTGTCGGCAGCACGCATGGCGATGCCGCGCGCGACCTGATCCTGGCCGAACGCCTGGCGAACGGTGAGACCAACACCGACCGCAATCTGCTGCAGATCATCGAGATCCCGTTCCTCGACTGATCCGGCAGAGCGGCCCGCGCCATCCTCCCGG